TTTCTTTGTGCTGAAGGCTTTCTTAAAGAGAATGAAAGAAGCTTTGAGATAACCTACAAAGGAAGGATTCATTTGAACAAAGGTGGGTTTGTTGGCGAACACCGAAAACGTGTTTTCTCCATTATTGTATCTGTTGCAACTCTTGTTGTTGCTATCTTGGGCGTGATTCTTCAATTCGTCGTTTAATGTTCTGCTAATATATGCCAATGCATACAGGCGGTGGTTTTGCTTTGTTTGTTTATTTTCTTTCATAACTCTTGACTTTTATTCTCTAATTCGTATATTTGTTCAACCGAGTCTTGTGCTTGAACCTTTTAAGCCGCTCGGTTTTTTTATCCTGTTATTGAATATAAGTGTTTTGACCCATCTGATTTGTAAACACCAAACTTGATTGTGAAGTCAAATTCATTTACATTCAACTTGTAAACTTCAAATTTTTCAAATTGAGTTTTCCGTCGATAGAATTTTCCACTCCTATTATTGTGTCCTAAATCAATTTCTTCATCTCGCAAAAAATCAAGTTGGTTGGTATAGTGCTCAATGTTTTGTGCAATTTCAATTTTACGGAACAATCCGTCATTATTAACAGAACCTTTCGATGCCTCAATTATTGATATATCGTCAATCTTTATTTTACCTATCGATGTATCAACGTTTTTGTCTAATGTTTCGGTTTGTCTTCGTATGTAATCACGTTGTGAAACTTTTACTGATTTATGTGTTTCTTCACTTGCCTTAGCAATATAGCTCGCTTTATCAGTAAACACTTCGCCTGTAACGCTTGGATTTCCTTCCAAACCTTGTGGAACTATTGGCTGTTTCACATTGGAATTATCGGTTGGCTGGTCTTCGCATTCTTCAACGTCGCACGCACAGTTCCATTCGGTGCCTGGTGCGTTGTTGTTCCAAAACGGGTCGTCTTTTCTCCAAACGCGGTTGTAAAACCTCATGTGCGACTGTCGTGGATTTGCCGCACGGCTTGGCAACCATTTCAGGCACGGGAACAGTTCCTTTCTGTCGGCTTCGTTGAACTCGCTGAATTGTTTTGCAGTCCTGGCACGTGCCGAGGCTGTTGCAAGTTCCGTTTCGGTCCAGTAACGAAATTGATTTTTGGTTGCTTCGTTCACTGCTTTAAGATCATCACCCGAAAAGGCTTTTGAATTCTCTTCAAACGCTGTTTTAACGTAGTTTGACTTGTATGCTGCAAATCGGCTCACATTGGCACGCAATTGGTCGGAAAGTTCGGGATATTCTTCGCCAAACACATTGTCAACTACCTTACGAAAGTCTTTTGAATACTTTGCGTACAAGTCTTCCAAACTATCGTCGGGACTGATAGCGGAAAGTTTAACGATTTGTTTTTCGGCACAACCGCAGTTGCATCCTTCCGGATGTGCCTTTAGTCGAAAAAACCTTTCTCACGTTCTGCCAAAGTTGCACCAATTCGTGCTTCGAGTGTGCTACCATATTGTCGGTCGCTTACGGGAATACCAAACTTTTCTTCCATCCATTTGCTGTCAACCTCTTTGTATGGAAGAATGTCTTTTACCATGGTCCACAGTTTTTCGCTGTCTTCCACATTAGAGAATCGGAATGTGCATTCAGTTGCAGGCAACCATTCAAGTTTGCGGAATGCCGGCAACACAACCGAGTTGAAATACACTTCGACCATTCGCTGATCGGAAGCAATTAGTTTGTCCAGGATTGAAATAGCTGCTTGTTCCTTAGAATAGTTGCCGTTTTCCGTGTCCTGTCCCATGATTGCGCCGCTTATAAGCAACGACATTTCGTTGTTGCACAGGCGAATCAGATTGGCATACACATCGCCGTTTGTGCTTACGCCTTGTGCAAACTGGAATTCTTCGGTAGTGTCAATCACGAATGCGGCAGCTGCTCCCATATCACGAAGCATTTCTTCGGCACGCGAAAGCATTGCTTCGTCTTGCGTGTTTGTTTTAACATAGCGTGGCGGAATGCCATAGATTTCGCACAATTCGCTCCAACAGCTTTGGGCAAACTTCTTGAACAATACGTGTGGCACAGTCTTGTTTAGCAAACCTAAGTTTCCACTATTGAATTCGAGAATATATTTGCCATATTCATTGAGTTCGCGATATGGTATGGCGTTGTCGAAACTTGTGTCCGGGTAGAATAATCCGTTCACATGGTCGATGTTTCTTCGGTTGATTACGACAATTTGCGCCACGTCGTTCACGGATGAGAGTTCCACCAACGAATAACCGAACATTTCACTGTCGAGAATTGCCTTTATCAAGTCCTGAAGAATAGGAATTGCACGAAGTTGTGATGTTATGTCGTCAAGAACATTGCCGTTTTTGTCAACTAATTCAAACTGGCGTGCAATGGTTGATTCATGTCGGTTGTTGATTTGCGATGTTAGCAGTGCGTCGTTGCTTATTGCAGTGTAAATGTCCTGCAACAAGTATGACTTAGGTTGTTCCGCACGCAACGCCATTCGTTGTGCGTAATTCCAGTCGGCTATGTCCTTCCGTGTCTGATAGACGCTTTTTTTGACTACTCTGTTCGATAAAGTTGGAGTTATAGTTTTCTTCTTTGCCATGATAGTAGAGTTTATTCGTGTTGAAACTTAGGTCGTGAAATCATTCGGAACGGTTTCTTTTCCGTTGTGCCTTCGCTTGGCGTTACAGGTGTTGGCGACGGCAAGTCGGTAAGCACCATTTGACTGTTGGCATATTCGCCCATTCCGGCTATCTTTTCAAGCGTTGTAATTGCATTGTCGTAGTGTGTCTTCACACGTTCGTAGATTACATCGGGATTTGCAAGTTCACAGATGTTCCAAGCAGCTACACGCTGAACAATCCGCATAACAAACTTGTTGCGTGCGTTGCCTGTTGCATTGAAAATAGCATCGACGTCGTAAAGCTTCCATGCGTTGTATTGTTGTGAATTGAGCCCTGCCATTTCTCTGCGGTTGTTCGCTGCATGGAAATAGCTTTTAACCTCCGAAATAGCAGCTTCTATTCCTTCGGTAACAATATCGTCGTTCTCTTCGGTAATTTCTTCAATCTGGTACTCGTAGAGAACCGATTTCATTTCATCTGCTGATATAAACATAGTTTTATATTTTGCGTAGAGACATGCTTAATCGCATCTCTACTGGTTAAAATCTTCGTGACACACGTTTAATCGATACATATTTTGCATCGCTTGTTCTGGTTCGTTGGCTCAACATCCATATTGCGGATTCGAGTGCATCGGGAGCATCGTCGTGCGAACGGCTTCCACGCTCGAACATCAGTAGCTGCTCTTCGAGAACCTGCATTCCCGGTGTATTCTTCTCTTTTTCGTTGAACACCACAAGACCACGTTCAAACAATGGCTGCATTGCCTCGATACGAGCAAATTTGTCGGGCTTTTTGCGTGAGTCTCCACGAATTGGGACGTGCAGACCAACCGACTCGCCAACTTTTTTGAACTCATCAAGCATCAAGTCCTGCATAAAGTTTGACTCCATGTAGTACATAACCGGAACCTTGCCGTCAACAAAATCCATTACTTCGTAATGCCAGTTCACCATTTCGCTCACACTTGTTTGTCCGGCAAATGCTTTGAGTAAATGAAAATGTCCGTCTGGTGTTTTTCCTACCAACATTGTAGCCTTGTAATCGGCAGTTGCCGAGTTCTTGAACGATGGGTCGGTGTAGCAAATAAGTTGTCGGTATTCTTTAAGTGGCAGCATCTTGCCATAGTGGATGTGTTTTTGTTGGAATATGGCACCTTCGGTCAAAGGATTGTTCATATATTCCTTCTGAAAGTTGCGTTCACCCATCATGGCACGCATTTCTGCAACTTCGGCAGGTGTGTAGTTTTCCTTCCAAGTTGGATTTCCGTTTTTGTCGAGAATGTTCACCTTGGTGTGATGCACGCCTGGTCTTTCAATTATCTTCGACAATATTGAAGTCTGAGCAATCTTATTGCCAACCATAATAAAACGACCACGCCCAGCTTCCATAGTACCGAACAAAGCCGAAAGAACCCATTCCGTTGCCTTATTCACACGCTGATCATTGCGAACCATTTCGTCGTCGTCAATATCGTCGATAATAATGTAGTCGGGGCGGCGACCGTTCGACTTGATTCCACGTGGCGATTGACCGCGACCAAGCGAAACAAAGTAGCATCCGTCGGATGTTGTAAATTCACCTTCGGCCCAGTTGCCGTCTTTCATTTGGTCGCCAAAATCATTTTTGTATAACTCGTTGAATTCGAGTTGTGCTTGCAGATCAGCCAACAATCTGTCGGCAGAATCTTCACTTTTGCTTACCAATACAAGTGTATGGAACTGCTTTTCTTCCTGGATTTTGAGCCACAGGGGAACAAACACGCCAAAGTGTGTAGATTTAGCATGACCGCGAGCCCACTCAAACACGGCACGTGTATTTGGATTGTTCAATATATAGTTGGCTGCATCTGTTTGGAATTTCCCGCAATCACATCGTGCTATGTCTGGGAAATATGTCTTTACGAAAAAACTATAGTCTTTCCTGGCACGTTCTATTCTTCTATGCTTGGAAGAGTCGTCTTCTTTTTTCTTAAAGATTTCGCCACTTTGCGTTGCTTCGTGCTGTCTTCGCCACTCTTTATATATTTCAGTTTTGTATGGATTTGCCATTTTATAGCCGTTTTTACAAGTCCAAAATTCCCGCTTTTGGCACGGCTATAAAAAAATGTCGTTCAAATTGATAGTGATTTTTCCAAAGGTGTTTTTTCTGTTGAATTTTTGCTTTGTCGAAATAAAAACGAAATGGCAACAAAGCAAGAAATTGATAAAAAGAAACAGATTGCGTGTGACCTGTATATGAATGGCCGCACACTGAAAGAGATTGCCGAAAGCATAAATGTGAGCGACAATACTCTTAGCAGATGGGCAAAGCTTGGCAACTGGAAGACGAGAAAAACAGCATCGGGCGTGACTCGCAAAGAATTGGTTATAAAAAATCTCGAAGTAATCAACGTATTGCTTGAGAACATTAAGAATATGCAGGATGCGAAAGAACTTGGTCGCACTGTTGACCAAATCTGCAAATTGTCGGCATCGATAGAAAAACTCGACAAATCTACAAATGTAGTAACCGTGATAGAGATATTTACATCGCTCAACGAATGGTTGCGTCAGCGAATGGAATTTGACACTAATATAACGCCAGAATTGCTCCAAAAATTCGACTACTACCAAGGCATATACATTAACGAAAAACTGGAGGAGTACACAAAATGAGATTTATACTTTGCGATGGCAACAACATAAACAGTTACGGGTTCCGCACGAACCTGAACGGCTTGAACCTTGAACGGTTCAACTCTAATCCTGTAATGCTTTTCTCGCACGACAGCGAAAAAGTTATTGGCCGCTGGGAGGACATTAAGATTGAAGACGGAAAACTTACTGCTGAAGCCGTGTTCGATGAGGAAGACGAAGACGGAAAGAAAATAGCCGGGAAAGTAAAGAGAGGTTTCCTCAAAGGTTGCTCAATCGGTATGTATGTGGAATATATGGACGTTGACGAAAACGGAGTGGTTACCGCATTAAAGGCAGAGCTGTTGGAAGCTTCAATTTGTGCGATACCTTCCGATGCAAACGCTATTGTTCTATACGATAAAAATCGTAAACGCCTTTCGATTGACGAAGTGAAACAAATGTGTTTAAGTATTAACCATAAAAATAGCATTATGACTGAACAAGAAATTAAACAGTTACAGGCAAGTGTGTCGGAAAAAGACACGAAGATTGCCGAGTTGCAAAAAGAAAACACTGAGTTGAAATCTCAGATTGCAACTGCTAAGAAAAATGAAGTTGAATCATTCCTTGCGGCAAAGATTGCTGAAGGGAAAATCGACGAGTCGGAAAAAGAAGGTTTCGCCAAATTGGCAGTAAACGACTTCGAGACAGTTAAATCAATTGTTGACGGTCGCAAGCCAAAACAAACATTGTCGTTGGCAAGCTTGCAAAGCTCTGGAAAGCAAAACACTTCCGGACGCGACAATTGGAACTATATTCAATGGATGAAGGAAGATCCTGAAGGATTGGCTCGTTTGAAAGCAGAAAATCCAAGTGAATTTGAACGTCTTCAAAAGACACTTTAAACAGTAGTATAAACCTTTAAAAGACAAAAAGTCATGTTAAAACAAATTTTCGTAAACATCATCTTGGCGTTGTTCTACCCTGAATTTTCATGGTTGAAAGAACTTACGTCAATGGACCACATGGTATCAGCAAACAAAATCAACCTTGCCGAAGTAGGTGCCGATCCAGAAGTAGTAAAAAACAACAGCGTATGGCCATTAACGCCAACTCAACGCACCGATACAGGTATTGAGATTGTGCTTGCCACGTTCGACACCAAACCGACACACGTAACCAACGTGGAGGAAATGGAAACGAACTACAACAAATGTGAGTCGGTAGTCCGTCAACACGCCAGCGCATTATCAACAATGGCAGCATTGAGCGCGGCACATAACATTGCACCAGCAAGCCATACGGCTGCAACTCCAGTTCTTGAAACGACAGGTAAAGACAGAGGCGACGGCAACAAGGCATTGACGTACAAAGACATTCTTCGTCTCCGCACGGCATTCAACAAACAAAACTATCCTATGGAAGGACGAATCTTATTGCTTTGCCCTGAACACGAGGAAGATTTGCTTGCCGAAGATGTTGACCGCTACAACCGTATAATGACAACTGGTCAAGTTGCAGGATTCAAGGTATATTCATTCAATGGCAACCCTAACTACAGTACTGCAGGTGTTAAATCTGAATATGGTACAACAAACGCACAACCTTCATCGGTTGCATTCTGCAAGAGCGAGGTAATGCGTGCAATGGGAACAATAGAAGGCGAGCCAGAGAAACGCTGGGCAGACTATCGCGGATGGTTGCTTGGATTCCAAATGAGATTCGTTGCAATGCCATTCCGTAGCAAAGGTATAGCTGCAATCTATAGCGCGGTATCGAATCCTGACGCTCCAGAAGTAACTATTACTGGTGCGGACACAGTTGAGGCAGGTCCAACAGCAAAATCATACAATCGCACGTATGCCGTAAGCAACGGCTCTCCAATCTCGGTAGCGAAAGACGATGAATCTGCTACTTGGTTGACAGTATCGGCTAATGGCAACAAGGCAACGATTGCGGTAGAAGCATTTGCTTACGATGCCGAAGCTGAGGAAAACACTCGTACAGCAACATTCACTGTGAGTGCAGGCGAAGCAACCAAGACAGTTACGGTAACTCAAACAATGGCAGAAGCCTAGTGTGGTTATACGTTAAGAGTTAATAGCGAATGCTTTTAACTCTTAATTCTTAACACTAAACTATGATGTCGCGTCAGAGTTATAGAAGATTAACACGAGAAGTTTCAAAACTTCAAATTGCCGTTGAGAAGAAAGCACTTGCATTTGTGAAGAATGAGCGTGTTCCACTATGGATTCGTCGCATTAAGCTAAAACAATTGCAAAAGAAGGGTTGGTTACTAACGACTGAATTATAACATGAAAGCTATCTGATCCATGAGGACCATTAAGGAACTGATACTCCACTGCACTGCAACGCCCGAAGGGCGAAATGTCTCCGTTGAACAAGTGGATGAAATGCACAGGTTACGAGGATTTAAGTGCATTGGGTATCATTTCTTAATCGGTTTAAAAGGGGAAATTCAAAACGGAAGACCAATAGAACAAATCGGTGCTCATTGTACTGGCAGAAATCAAAACTCTATAGGCATAGCCTATGTTGGCGGTGTTGATAGGAATAACAAACCAAAAGACACAAGAACTCCAGAACAGAAACAAGCACTAAAAAAGTTGGTTGACGATTTGAAGAAACGCTTTCCTGGTGTAACAGTTCACGGACACAACGAATACGCAAACAAGGCGTGTCCAAGTTTCGATGTAAAAAAAGAGTTTTAATATGGAATGGACAACAATTATACTATCTGTTATAACGATTCTTGGAGGTTGCGGTTGGTTGTTCGACCATAAGAAGCACTCGGAAGAAATCGAAGGTCTTAAAAAAGACAATGCACAAAAAGATATGCAGTTGGCAAAAAACTACGTCGATGAATTTCGCGACAATATAGCAAAGCCGTTGCAGACCGAAGTAAAAGGATTGAGAAGAAACGTAAAACAATTGACAAATGCAGTTGAAAAAGTTAACGATTGTGACTATCGTAGCCAGTGTCCTGTTCGTGTTGAGTTGCAAAAGCAGTCAGCAGATACACGAGACGGTGAAGATTGTTGAAGTACATGATACGATTCGTATGTCGGAACTTAACGACCGACACGATAGCGTTGTCTATATCTATCGCAATGACACTGTTATGATTGACCGTTGGCATAGCAGATTGATTGTCGATACCGTGTATAAAAACAATACTGAGTATGTACACGACACGTTGAAGGTTGAGCAAAAGATTGGCAATACGAAAGAAAGAAACTGGACGTTGCAAGACGATTTAAATGCCTTTTTAATAGGAATTTTTATGATGGCGTGCATTGCTTTCGGCGCAAAAATATGTTACACAATAACGAGCAAATATAATAAGAACTACTAAAACAAAACAATATGTTACCACGTGTAAAAATCACATTTGAAAACGGATTGATTGGGGCAACAGACCCAATTGATGACGGAGTTGCAGGAATGATTTGCAACGGTTCTGCCGTTACAGGCAAACTTGCACTTTTAACTGCATATCTTATAACCAGTCTTGATGGTTTGGCGGCTCTTGGAGTTACCAATGGCGAAAGCGATGCAAACAAACACATCTACAAAGCCGTTCAGGAATTCTACTCTGAAGCACCAGAAGGTTCAAAACTTTGGTTGTATGTTGTTGACGACACAAACACAATGGCACAAATGCTCGATAAAGACGGAACAATTGGCAAGGACTTTATTAACGCGACCAAAGGAGAAGTTAAAATCCTTACAATAGTTCGTAAAGCATCGGAGATCTACGAACCAACCATTGTTGACGAACTTGATTCCGATGTTTTGGCAGCAGCAGCAAAAGCTCAGGCATTGGCAGAATGGGCGTGCGAAAACAAGTATGCACCATTCTTCACAATTCTTCCCGGACTATCGTATTCTGGAACTGCTTCGGAATTGGCTGATTTGTCCGAATATGGCTACAACCGTGTAGGAATTCTTATTGGCGACACGGTTAGCGGTAGCGGTGATGCCTGTGTAGGATTGCTTCTTGGTAGAATTGCTTCTATTCCGGTTCAACGATCAATCGCAAGAGTAAAGACTGGAGCTATTTCCGAAACAGAATTGTACATCGGTTCTGTTGTTGCCGAAAATGGCAATCCAGATGTTATTCACGATGCAGGCTACATTTGCCCACGCACATTCGTTGGTAAGGCTGGTTATTTTTGGAGCGACGATAAACTTGCGACATCTGCAAGCGACGACTATGCTCTTATTCCTCGCCGTAGAACTATCGACAAAGCGTTCCGTATTGCATACGACACTTTGATTAGTGAGTTGAGCGACGAAATTGCATTGACAACAGACGGCAAGATTCCAGCACAATTGTGTAAGTCATTGGAAGCAGTTGTTGAAAGTGCCATTGTTACCTCTATGGGCGAAAACCTTGGTACTGATCCTGACGACCAAACCGACAAAGGTGTTCAATGTTACATTGACACAGACCAGGTTGTTGTAAGCACATCGAAAGTAGATGTTAAACTTCGTGTTAAGCCATTTGGCTACTTGAAGTACATTGACGTGTACCTTGGCTTTAAAGTAGAGTAAAAATCATTAAACACTAAAACTATGTTCAACAGTAGAGAATATGAATATGCCGATATTACGGTTTATTTAGGAGGAAAAGACCTTACAGGACTTCGTGGCATTAAATACAGTGTGAAACAAGATAAAGAATTGATTTACGGAAAAGGAAACCTTCCTCACTCAATTCAAAAAGGAAACAAATCGTATGAAGGAGAAATCACGGTTTTGCAAAGCGAATTGGAAACATTGATTGCCAATTCTCCAAAACGCGACCTTATGGATTTACAGTTCGACACTGTTGTTTGCTACGGAAATCCGTCAAATGGTGATGTTATGATTACCGACAAATTGGTAGGTTGTCAAATCATCGAATACAGCAAAGAATTGAAACAAGGCGACAAATTTATGGAAGTGTCGTTGCCAATCATCTTCTTGCGTAAAGAATAAATGTAATGTAACACTGGTAGAGACGCGATTAATTGCGTCTCTACATTAAAACAAACCCTCATGGAAAAAGAAACAAAAACATTAATCGGTCAGGCTACCGATGAACAAATAGCCGAATGGAAAAAACAATATGGTGATATTTGGGCTGCAACGTGTGATGGGCACATTGCATATCTAAAGAGACCAAGCAGAAAAGCGTTAAGCTATGCAAGCGTTGCCAGCAATAACGGTAAAGACCAAATAAAATTTGTTGAAACAATATTTGACGACTGCTTTATTGGTGGTTCGGAAGAGTTCAAAAAGAACGATGCATTCTTTATGGGAGTCAGTAAAGTCCTAACAGAACTTGTTGATATAAAAAATGTCGAGTTGGGAAAGTTGTAACAGCATCAACCGTAAAAGACTCAGAAGTAATTAGAAAAGTTGATGCTCAACTACGGTATTATTTCCACATTCAAAACCCAGAAGACTTGACAGACGAAGAATGGGCAATGCGATTGAATGAACTTAAATGGATTCGAGAAGAAGAAGCAAAAGCGAATAAACTTAAAAGGATTATCTAATCGTTTTTTTTTCACCCATACAAACGCAAATGAAGCATATTAGTTTATAAATACCAATTGCTGTGTAGTACAAAACATAAAAAGGCATCACAAATGGGAATGTTAAAATCTTGAATAAGATTTTGATAAGAATAACATCACAACAAGCATCAAAGAAAGTCATATCTAAAATTTTGTAATGCAATATATAAAATAAAAAAGAAAAAGTCAATGGCTGACAATAAAGTACAATATATTATTTCTTTTGATTCAAAAGCTGGTACTGCTAATTTGGATAAATTGCAAGGCTCTGTTGATACAACCTCGAAAAAAGTCAGTTCGTTAACTGATAAACTGAGTAAAATTGGTGCTGTTGGTTTTGGTCTAAAGGCAATTTCTGATTTATTCAATAAATTAACAGCTCAAATAGACGAATGTTATTCTGCATGGCAAGCACAAAACGAAGTTGAGACAAAACTTGCTGCCGTAATGAAAAATACAATGGATGCGACTCAAGACGAGGTTAAAAGCATTCTTGATTTGGCAGCAGCTCAACAGAAACTTGGTGTTATTGGCGACGAAGTTCAATTGGCAGGTGCTCAAGAACTTTCTACATATCTTGGAAAGAAGGATTCATTGGAGAAATTATTGCCAGTGATGAACGATATGCTTGCTCAGCAATACGGTTTAAATGCAACTCAAGAAAGTGCTGTAAGCATTGCTACCATGATGGGTAAGGTTATGGATGGTCAGGTTGGAGCGTTGAGCCGATATGGCTACAAATTCGATGAGGCACAAGAAAAAATCCTCAAATTTGGTACCGAAGAGGAACGAGCTGCAACACTTGCCGAAGTTGTCTCAGAATCAGTTGGTGGTGTTAATGCTGCACTAGCAGAAACTGATGCTGGAAAGTTAAAACAAGCATCAAACAATTTTGGAGACTTACAGGAACGTTTTGGTCAATTCATAGAAAAGACAAAAGTCGCAACACTTCCTTTATTGAATACATTTGCAGGAATAGCAGAATCAGTATTGCCTATTCTTGACACATTTATAGAACCACTAACCAATGCGATTCAATGGCTTGTTGGTAAAATAAACTGGCTTGCTCCAATTCTTCATAAAATGTTTGCACCTGCTTTGAATATATTAAAGCAGATGACTGACAAAACTGGCAACTTACATTCAATGTTTGGTTCTATTGGTAACCTTTTTGCAACAACCATTCTTCCAGCATTACAGAATATGTTCAATTGCCTATGGGAAGTTATTGGTGCGGTAGTAGAGTTTTATAATAATTCTGAAATGCTCAAAGACATATTCTCTGGACTTATGAGCATAATCGGAGGCTTCTTTGACATATTATCTGGTGTGTTTTCATTGTTAAGTGATTTGTTCATGAATGTGATTCTACCTATTTGGAATGTATTTGAATGGGTATATAGAAAAGTCAAAGAACTGATTACTGGCAAACCTGTAAAACAAGAGAAATCACCTACATCTACAACACCAAGTTCTGGTTCTACAATGGAGAACTTGAATGCAAGTGTCAATTCTGGTGTAAGTAATACATCACTAAACAAAGAACTTGGTTCTAAAACCGAAGCCGTTGCCACTGGTGGCACTCGAAACACTGTTGTAAACATTCAAATGGGTAAATTCTTCGACAATATGATATTTAACGGAGGTGTGAGCGAGAACTCGCAAGACATAGAAAAACAATTCCGTGAGATGCTATTGCGTGTATTGTATTCGGCACAAATGAGTTAATTCTATGGCAGATAAAATCAATCCATATCAATCGCATCAGTTCGCATTCGGTTACAATGTGCTGCAACCTGTTGTTCCATTTCAGCAGGTAGTAGATCCAAATCAATTGATACGAATTGAAACGAAAAGGAACATCACAGAGTCAGAATTTGTACTTGATAGGAATCGTTTTGTTAATCCTGTTGAACTTAGTTCTCCAACAAAGGAAACGACTTGGAAAATTCCTGTTGATCCATTGATTAGCGTTAGCGGTAAGAACAACATTGTACGTCGTTATGTTGCTAAATCACGCAATCATGGAAGTATAAAGGAGTTTTGGAGCCGTGATGATTTTGACGTTACGATTACTGGTGTGCTGCTTAATCTTCCTGATACAGAAGAATTAAAGAGTATCCGTGATATTTGCGAGTCAGAAGAGGCGGTTAAAATAATTTGTCCGTATCTAAATGATACTTACAATATAAACTATTTGGCAATCGAAACTTTCGATTTTCCATTTACGAAAGGTGAAGGAAACTATCAGTTTACAATAAAAGGCTACAGCGACGAAGACTATCCAATTTTAACGAACCCAAAATGAAACGATTGACTTGGGACATATCGATAGGTAAATACAAGCTCGCAATGGTTGAGAGTGTTAAGGTTGTACGTTCAGTCGAAAACCTTGCCGACACTGCCGAAATAGTTCTTCCTGCTACTGTTATAAATAAGACTATTGAGGTTGAAAGCAAGTTGACAAAAGGCGATGCTGTAAGCATTTCTCTTGGTTATGGAGACAAACTTCAAAAAGAATTTGAAGGCTATTTAAAAACCGTTAAAACCGATGGCGGAAGTCTTACGTTGGAATGCGAGGATGCACTGTTTCTATTCCGTGTTCCGATGAAAGACCAGGAAATACAATCGCCATCGGTAAAAACATTGCTACAGATGTGCGTCAACGAGGTTCGCAAGCAGAAAGGCATTGCAATTAAGATAGATTGCAACTATAGTTTCAGCTACGACAAGTTCGTGTTCAGCAATGCCACCGCGTTCGACGTGCTTAAAAAGATTCAGGACGAGGCTAAGCCAAACGTGTATATGAAAGACAATGTGCTGCACGTGCATCCGCAGTATTCCGAGATATTCGGTTCGGTGGTGTACGACTTCCAAAAGAACATCGATCGCGATGGCAACGATTTGAAATATGTGAAGAAAGACGACCGAAAGACCTTGGTGAAGATTGAATACACCGACGCAAAAGGTCACAAGAAAACGGTGGAATACGGCGACACGGGCGGAACCGTGAAGAAAAAACGAGGTGGAACTGCAGATGTTGCCAGTTTAAAGTTGTTGGCAAAAAACGAATATGAATCGTATTGCTACGATGGTTACGAGGGAAACATTACGAGTTGGTTGTTCCCATACTGCGACGCAGGCTACAAAGCAACTATAAAAGATGCCGACTATGAATACAAAGAAGGCACATACTATGTAACAGCCGTGACGGTTGATTTCAGCCAAAACGGAGGGAAACGAATTGTTCAATTAGGAAAACGAATTTAGTATGTCGAAAGAGCGTGATATAAAGGAAGCAATTCAGCAGATTGCGAGAGAAGGAGGAACTCTACAAGGAATGTTTTATGTTGCCGATGTTGTTTCTGCATCAGACGACGAATGCGTTGTTGATATTGACGGTTTGCAACTTTCTGGCGTGAGAACTGGTGCCATTGTTGACGACAATACAAATAAACTTCGCATAAAACCGAAAGCTGGATCTAAAGTTATGGTTGCCGATTTATATGGCGACAAAACACAGCTTATGGTCGTTTCATTTTCTGAAATAGAATCAATTACAATCAACGGCGGCAATCTTGGCGGATTGGTTAAAATTGAGGAATTGAAGAATAACCTGAAGTCTTTGAAAGATTATTGCGAATCCCTGAAATCTGCTATTGCAACGGGGCTTACAAGTGTTGGTGCAAGTACGGCGGCAAGTGGTGAGGTTGGAGCACAAGAATTTAATAGAAAAATGATAGGAAAAACAATTTCTTTTTCAGATATGGAAGACACAAAAATAAAACATTGATATGAAAGGAATTTGCTTAGATAGTACGATATACGATGCAATGGTTCAGCCAAAACGCAATTCTCTTGGTTTGATTACCGAAGGATTGATTATTGGTGACACAATATATCAAAACGAAGCATTGATTTTGATTTCGCACGCTGGCGAGTTCAAAGAAAATCCTATGCTTGGCGTAGGTGTAGAAGATATGGTGAACGACAACGATATTGCACAGTGGGAACACTCAATTCGCGTGAACCTATCACGCGACAATATGGATGTTCGTACTGCACGAATAGATAGGATAAACGGAAACATAACAATTGAGGCTCAGTACAAATGAACACGACAGTAAAAAACGGACAATCGCTATTCGACATTGCGTTGCAGATGTGTGGCAATGCAGAGTCTGCTTTCGAGTTGGCGTTGATGAACGGACTTGCTTTGAGTGACGAGCTCGTGAATGGTCAGGTTCTGGAACTGCCAGACGTTGCCGAAAAACAGATTGTGCGACAATATGCAGCAGACAACGTGTTTCCTGCAACTGCAATAACTGCAGAACAGTACAATGAAACGATTGAAGGCGAAGGCATTGAGTTCTGGGGCATTGAGTATGATTTTATAATTAGTTAGATATGGCAAGAACAGTAAAAGAAATAAAAGACGAAATGACAGCAGAATTTATATCAAATTCTACTGTTGTTGAAAAATACGGATTGGACTCGACTAAGACTTTCGAAGAACAATTTTCAAAAGCAAGCATCGAAAGCATTCTATTTTATGTGTTTGCATTTTGTGCCTGGACAGTTGAGAAACTTTTCGACACCCACAAAACAGAAGTTACGAACTACATAGACGAAATGAAACCTCACTCGTTGCGTTGGTATGTGAACAAGGTAAAGGATTTCCGATTTGGTCAGTCACTAATAGAAGATACTGACAGATATAGCGACGAAGGTTTGACAGAAAAGGAAATTGAGGACAGACAAATAGTAAAATATGCAGCCGCAAGCGAACAAAATGCAACATTGTATATAAAAGTAGCAGGAAGTGGTCACAAACCAATTTCAGAGGAACAACAACAGGCATTGACAGAATATTTGGCAGAAATTAAAGATGCAGGTGTACGAATTGTTGTACGCAATGCGAATGCTGACAAAATAAAAATGAGTTTGAGAATTTTTTACAACCCTATGATATTACAGTCAAATGGGAACTCATTACAAGGCGGAACGCCAGTTATTGATGCTATACAGCAATATGTTGAGAATTTACCTTTTAATGGAGAATTTCGCAAGGTTGATTTAGTTGATGCTTTGCAACAAGTAGAAGGTGTTGTTATGCCAGAATTAGTTTCGGTTTCCACATCGGTTGCCACCTCGTATTACAAAATCCTTGACGATGCTTACGAAAAACCATTTTCTGGTTATTATGAGTTTGACACAGAAAGTACCACAATAGAATATATTCCTTATGAAAACGTATCTTATTGATTTTAAAAAATTGGTTCTTTTATTATTACCACATGCTTTGCGGAAAAAAATCATTTTTGCATTTCTCAATGCTTCAGTCTCTCAATTAACTATATTAAGAGATTGTCTTTTGAAATGCAGAAAATACAATTTACGCTCTCTTCAAGTAACACCTCAAGTATGTTCTTTGAAAGCGTATTTGAACGATTTTTGGGGTTGCTCTTCAAATGATGGCTTTGAAATATGCGACACAATTATAGAAGGGAATTACTTGCTGACATACGATGAAGACGGGTTTCGTGCAACAGAAATTCCAATAATAATCGACAATGGAGATAAAAGAATTTATGACGATGATGTTATCAACAGAGTAAATGACGGATTTACGGTAATATGTCCCAGTGCAATTAGCGAATCAGATAAAACGATAGTAAAAACAATTGTAAACAAATATCGCCTTGCAAGTCGCGTGGCAACAATACAATAAAATTATGAACAAACAACTTTTTAAGAATCCCCAAGGTAGTTTTCCTTTATCAACAGATACTGTTGATTTTATGCAAAATCAGATTTTGCTTGTGGAAAAAATAACGACAGTTTTCGGTCGAAATGTGATGATAAAATTGCCTCTATATCATGGCATCTCTGCACCATCAGAAAATGGTTTAATGATTTTTGATGGAGAATTGGTTGAAGTTGCAGTGAGCATTGATGCGTTTTCAGATATTAACATAACAAAGCTTGATTTAGTTGAAACAAAAGAATCAATTAACGCTTTAGGCGAGGTTTTTAATGATGTAAGAATTCTACACCATGTGGTACCAAGAAAAGCATACATAGGTACACCGCCAAATCATACCGTTACTACTCCTTACCCAGGAACAATAAAGACAATATCCTATACCGATTGTATCAAATTAGATGGTATTGAAATTGCATCGTTAATAAAACCAGCATACGAAGAAAGAGTTCCTAAAGGTGCAATTATTATGTGGAGCGGTTCAATCGATAATATTCCTACAGGTTATGCTTTGTGTGATGGAGAAAATGGAACGCCTGATTTGCGAGGGAAATTTATAGTTGGATATGATCCATCAGATGATGATTATAACGAAATTGGGGAATTTGGAGGAGAGAAATACTCTGTTCGTCGTAATAATGGCAATTTACCAGATGGATTTGAAATTGACCAAAATGATTATTTACCAGGCATTACTAACGATCGTTATGCTTTTGATAACCGTCCACCGTATTATGTATTAGCATTTATTATAAAAACCATATAATAATTTACGATTATGGCAAAACAAACACTGCAAACAATAAAAAGTTGGTTTACTCGAGGTGCGAAACCAACCCAACAACAATTTTCAGATGTCTTTGACTCGTATGTACACAAGGATGAAACGATTCCACAAGAGAAGGTGGAACATTTGGGAGAAACGCTTAATCAATTACAAGAAAGCGTTACAACAGCATTAGAAAATTCGATTGAAAATGTTACTGTAAACGGAACTCCTGTAGAAAAGACAGACAAAAGTGTGAATATTGTTATTCCACAATCAGACTGGTCTCAAAATGACGAAACAGCTGATGATTATATAAAGAATAGAATTTGCTATGAAGAAACAGTAAAACTTAAATCTTTTGAAAACCCAACAGCAAGGAAAAATGGTAATGCTGGTGATTTTCCTATAGAAATTGGAAAGTTTTATAATGTAAAAATAGATGATACTATTTATGAAAATAAAGAATGCATAAGATACCAACCTACCTATGGCCAACCTCTTCCTGGAATTTTATTAGAGGGAACTGGTAAGAATCTTGGCGATAAGTATATTAACTACTATTCAACAGGCATTCAGTATCAAGAAAATGGTGGAGATGGAACAGTTTATTTTTATATAGAAGAAATTGGTAGTGGTGGCACAATTATAAAACAATTAGACGAAAAATTTATTCCAGAAACAATAGCAAGAAAAACAGAAGTGCCAGATGCTCCTGCCATGATTGCAAATCACAATGTATCTGAAGATGCCCACAACGACATCCGCCAAATGGCACTTGGTGCTTCGAGGGCGGCATCGTTCATCGACATTCAAGCCTTGGTTACTGCATTGAACACAGCATCAGTAGAAGTTTACCGTGTAGGCGACAATTTGTACATAGATACTATTAATGTTGCGGATTTATGGATTGCTGCTGTTGATTCAAACAATGTGCAATATTCATACACAAGTGACGAAGACTTTGATACGGCAGTGTCTGCTGGACGTGTTCAGATTGGTTACTATTTTGTCTCACGACTTGAAAGCGGAAAGGTAAATATAGATCTTGCCACTCGAACTTCCAATGGAATGATGAGTTCCCATGATAAGACAAAGCTTGATGGAATTGTACACGGTGCAACAAAAATAAATCGTGGTTCTGGTTTTACCAAGAACTCGGGTTGGTGTATGGGTGTTCTAAATATTTGGAACGAGCCACATGAAGCAGGCTATTACTCGTCACCAGACGATATTATTCAGATTTATGCCCCGGATGTTAAAGTTACCAATGGAACTATTTCGGCAAATGAGGATGGTGTTATAGATTTGTCTGCCGCCGTGGCTGGTGAAATCGCCGCTGCTGTTGGCTCAATGTCTGGCACGTTGAGAGGAGAGTTTGGGAACTCTATCGGTTTGTTGGCTGCTGATGTGGCTGGCATTATTGCACCAACCAAATCACGGCAGACAGAACTTGCCGCTGGAGGATTCAGTGATTTTGGCGTTCTTACAGAAGACCTGGTTCTTTCGTTGCCGGCAATCACAGAAGGAACTGCTCCAGAGTTCAATGGCCAGTTTATTGTTGACGCAAATGGTGCTTTTACGGTTGCTTTCCCGGCAAGCGTTACCATGAACGGCGATACAGATTTAGAAGCTGGTGGCGTGTATCAGTTTAGTATTTGTAACGGTTTTGGTGTTGTTGTTAAAATGGCATAGCTATGAGTACGTTTAGGAGAATGTTGTTGGCAAAAGTGGCCAAGAGAAAAGTTCCAACTGAGAGTTATATTGAAGGTTATACCAACACGGCTCATCACACAATATACTACTCGCTTGACGGAGGTGTGACATACAATGGCGTAGAGTCGAACGCCAATGCCTATTTTCGTATAGATTTAGAAGATTCACCTACAACACTGGAGAAATTGTTTTATCCAGGCGACAACAACGAGCGTTCAAACAACTTTGCTATTGTATATGTTAATTTTTCGCATGTAGCAGATTCGTCACGTATAACAAATATGGCGTGGATGTGCAAGAATTTGAACGAATTAAATGGAGTTAATCTTAAAGGCTTACAACATGCAAAACCAACTGACATAGGTCAGATTTTTAATTCATGTGAGGCTTTAATTTCTTTGGATATGTCAATGCTCGACACAAGTCACGTTATGGCTTCGGTGACGAACCACGGATTTGCTACAATGTTGTATGGCTGCACGGCTCTTGAAACGGTGAAACTGCCTCAGTTCCCATCAACGGCATACATAGGAAGCAGTCCGTTCGGAATGTGTTCCGCTCTAACTACGATAAGTCAGTGTGGAACTATAGACACCGATAAATTTCACGTTAACCAGTCACCACTTACGCGTGCTTCGGCATTGGTATTGATAAAGGCACTCGCCGACAAAACAGGCAGAACTTCGGCAACATTGAAATTGTCGTCGAACACGTTTGGACTATTGACCTCAAATGATATAGCAATAGCAAAGGGGAAAAATTGGAATGTGACAATTTAA